CGACGCCGAGCTGGACGATCTGCAGCTCGAATGCCCACTGCAGCCCGTCCTCGCCGTCCTTGTTCTTGGACAGTCTCAGGCTGCGCTGGCCACTGGGCTCATCGCGCATGACTTCGATCTCTGCATCGGCCGCGGCGCGCAGTCCTGACCAGCCTCGAGCGCCCTTGGCCTGGTCCTTGCCGCTGTGGTGAATCAGGATCACGAGCGCTCCGGTGGCCTCGTGGATCCGCTTGCAATGGGCCAGGGCCTTGCCCATGTCCTCGCCCGCATTCTCGTTGCCTCCGGGCATGGTCTGTGCCAGCGTGTCGATGATGATCACATTGGCACCGCCCGCGGCCTTGACGCCAACGACGATGTCGGCCGCGTCCTTGACCTCGAGCAGGTTGGGCGCGCCGTTGAGCACGGTCATGGGCACGTCATCGAGCTCGATACCCTGGTGCAATGCGTAGGCTGCCAATCGCTTCCTGAACCCGTCAGCGCCTTCGGCAGCGATGTAGGCCACCTTGCCCTGGCGGACCTTGCGACCGCGCCATGGGCGCCCTTGGGCGATGGCCAGGGCCATGTCGAGCACTGCGAAGCTCTTGCCTGAGCCGCTGGCACCGTAGACGACCGCCAGGCCTGCCTGCGGGAGCACGCCCTTGATGACCCATGCGCTGGCCGTGGTGCTGGCGAAGGTAGCCACGGGCTCGAAGTGATACCGCGGCGCCTTGCTCTCGGCCGTGGGCTCCGCGCTCTGTTCTGTGGGCGCAGCGCTCTCGACCAAGGCATCGAACTCTTCGGGACTGGCCGGCGCGTTCAGGCTGATGCCGGCCATCTTCATGACCGAGCGCATGGTGACGATCTTGTCGTCGCGCTTGCCGAACGATCGCCAGCGCTTCCTGAGCTCATCGACGCCCGGGTACTTGTCCGTGTCCAGCTTGGACCACTGGTCCCACAGGTCGAAGCCCTGGCCGGCGGTCTCGTGGTGAATGGCCATGCCGACCGCGAGCCATTCCTTGTGTGGCATGCCCGGGTTCAGAGTGAGGATCACCTTGCGGATCTCCTCCTCGCTCATGCCAACGGGCTCGAACGAGCTCGAGACGTCGACCGGTTCAACTGGGCGTGAGAACCTGCGCCGGTGCAGCTCGCGGACCGTCTCTGTCAGGGGCGCGACCGTGTCGGTGTTGCCCATGAGCTCGACGACCTCGAGCGGGTCGCCCGTGAAGGTGACGAACCCCTTCTCGTGGAACACCTCGACGTCGAAATCGTCGCCCCGCAGGTCCTTGCCGTCGGCAAGCTCCCCCACGAAGAACGCCCGCACGCCGCGGTGACTCGGGCTGTACTCGGCGTAGGTGTCAAGCAGCATTGACTCGATGCGACTGTCGACCTGGCCGTCGGTGACGCAGTTGTCGAAGTCCAGAGCGACGATGCCGAACTGCCTGAGGGTGGCGAACCCGACCCCGTCAAACCCGCGCTTGGCGGCTGCGCGCTTGGCGGCGGCAAACGTTGTAAGGTTGCCCACGTCGAGCGGCGAGCCCTGCGTGCCGTGGCGCTTCTGGCCATTGACCCAGTAGGGCACCTTGCGTGGTTTCTCGACGCCTGGCGTGTACTCGAAGCGCCACATGAGCCAGGCTGGGACGTTGCGCAGGGCGGCGGGTGCGTCTACCCCCTGCAGGTGAGGTGAGATGGCATTGACCGCGGCCATGGTCACACCTCTTTTCGTGATGCCCTGGCGGCCAGGGCCTTCCAGAAGGTGCGCTCGATGCGATCCAGGCGCTCTTTGGCCTTGGAGTACGGGCGACCGTAGATGTGGATGGAGTCGGCGATCAGTGCTGGCAGGACGTCCGTGGCGCAGTGGCCGCAGCAGTACACGTTGCTATCGGGTCCGTGCCACTCACCACCGCAATAGTCAGAGTTGGTGACCTCGGCCCCGCAAAAGGTGCAGGTGAACTGGGTGATCGATTTCATTGGCGACTTTCAAAAAGGTCACCATGGGTGGGGAGTCCGAAAGTCGCCAAACCGTACCCGCTGTCCACGGGTCGGACCCCCCACCCATGGCGGGACAGTTAACGGTCTGGCGGTTCAGACTTTAGCACAGAGTAAAGTCTTCATAGCGCCTCGGCATGCGCACGCAGCCAGTGGACGGTGAAGGACACCTCGCCTCGAGCGTCAGCGGCGCCGATGTACTGGCACAGCCACTCGTTGTCCCCCTTGTATTTCATCAGCAGGATCGTGCGCCCGGAGGGCAGGCGCAGCATCAGGCCGGGAATGAGGTCGGTGGTCAGTGGGATCAATTGATCACCCACCGGATGAAGGCAATGATCAAGGACCACAGCAGCACGGAGCCAATGATCAGGAACAGGCACCCGGCCCGAAGGTTTTTGTCAGGCAGCATCCTGCGTCTCCAGTTCGCTTGCGTCGCGGATAGACATGAACTCGGCGCTGGCGACGATGCGCGAGCCCAGGCACTTCTCGGCGTACTCACAGGCCCTGCAGGCCGACACGAGGTCGGTGCGGTAGAGCTTGGGCAATCGGCCCTTGGTCGAGCGGTGCATGCGCGCCGTCTCGCGCTCGATCAGGATGCCGCGCTCGGCGGACGGCCGACGGTGGCCGTTGGCATAGTGGTAGAGCATCTGGCGGGACGTGCCGATGGCCTCGGCCAGTTGCCTTTGCTCTTCGGCGCTGGCCAGGCGGATCCAGGACTGCAGCGCGGGGATGGTGGTTTTCACTCGGGTCCTTCAGGTTGGGGGAAACTTACAGAATGCTAAAGGATTCGCACCATCTTGCAAAGGGCACTAGCACGTGCCATGCTGGCCGCGCATGCAATCGGTGTACGAAACACGACGGGTCAACCTGCGCACGCTGATCGGCCAGTGGGGCGGGCCCACCAGCCTGAGTCGCAAGCTCGGGCACTCGAATGGCAGCTACCTGGCGCAACTGGCCGGGCCCCGACCGTCGCGTGAGATCAGTGAGAAAGTCGCCCGCGAGCTCGAGACCAAGCTCGGGCTGCCCGTGGGCTGGATGGATCAGGACCACCCGGCCAGTGGGCAGCAGCTCAACGATCAGGCGCTCACTGAGGTGGTCAAGGCCGTGGCCACCGTGTTGCGTGACGCGGGTCTCAGACCTGACCCCGAGACTTACGGCACGCTTGTGCAACTCGCCTATGACAGGGCCAAACTGACTGGCCGCATCGACGAGCAATTCATCATCAAACTCACAACTCTTGCTCGAGGGAGCGGCAAGTCATGACGAACGAAGAGATCAAGCAGCGCATTCAGTACCTGATCGAGCACGGCGGACTTTGGGACGACCCGCTCGATGACCTGCGACGACAGATCCGCGGAGCCATGGTGCTCTCTGCCATTGGCCTGGTGATCACTTGGGTCGTGCTAGCCACGCTGCACTGATCGCAGATGTTGCAAAAGCGTCACAATCAGTGGCGCTTTTTATTTGCCCACGGCTTTAGCAGGTGCTACAGTGCGTCCATGCGCTGCAGCCCGCGGCGCCTCACCTGGAGCAACTGACATGAGCATCGACCGCCAACTTGAAGCCAGACAGTCCCGCCGCATGGCCGCACAGGATCGCTACCTGACCCGCATCGAAAAGCGTGAAACAGCCGCCGCTCAGATGATCGGAGAACTCAGCAGCGGCAAGTGCTACGTGTTCCCGGTTGGTGGCAAGTATCGCGAAGGCAACCGTGCAGACCTGATCGACTTCCTGATCCGCAACAAATACGCCTAACCATGAAGCCCGGCACCCGCGTCCAGCATCCCGACTACGCGCCTCCGGGCGTGGTGGTCGAGGTCGATGGCCCCATGGCTGTCGTCAAGTTCGCCAGTCCCGAGGGCTGGCCCTTCCCGCGCAACGTCCGCATCCCGGTGGCCAGGCTCAAGCGTTACCAGCCGCCGGCGGAACCTGAGCAGGACTTCGAGCCTGCGCCTTTTTGATTTGCCCACTGCTTTAGCATCTGCTACTGTCCACTTCCCAACCTGTAAAGGAGCTTCCGTGATCACTGTGACCCTGACCTTCAAGACCTTGTCCGACGCCCTGCGTGCGTTGCGCGAGGTGCCCGAGTCGACACTCGGCGCTGATGCCGAGATCGCGCAGGAGGCGCCCGCCCCTGCCCCAAAGTCCCGCAAGGCTGCGAAACCGACGCCTGCCCCCGAGTCGGAGGCTGCCCCAGCCCCGGCTACTGTCTTGCCGCCGCCGGTGGTCCCAGTCCCGGCCGCTGTGGTCGAGGCCCCGCCGGCGTTTGAGTACGCCGTCCTGCAGAAGAAGGCGTTCGAGCTGCTGCCCCGCGTGGGCAAGGCCCAGATCCTGGCGGTCGCTGAGAAGCACGGCGCGGCCACGTTCAAGTCGCTGCCCGCTGAGAAGTGGCAAGCGGCCTACGACGACCTCGTAGCGCTGGAGGACTGACCGTGGCCGCTCATTCCAGGTTCAGCGCAAGTGCTGCGCACCGCTGGTCCCCGTGCGCGGGCTCGCTGGTGCTGGCCGCTGACTTCGAGGACAAGACCAGCATCCACGCGGCCACCGGCACGGTCGCCCACAGCGTGCTGGAGATCAGCATGGCCAACGGCGTGGCGCCAGCGCGCCTGCTCGGCACGGTCATGGAGCAGGACGGGTTCTCGATCACTGTCGATCAGGACATGGTCGACGCCGTGCAGACGGCCATCGACAACATCCGCGAGATCATTGCCGGTCACGACATGGTCCTGACCGAGACGAGGGTCAACTACGCCGAGCACCTCGAGGTCGAGCACGAGCAGGCCTTTGGCACGGCCGACCTGATCGCGATCGTGGGTGACGAGCTCCAGGTCCACGACTACAAGCACGGCGTCGGTGTTCCGGTGTCGGCGGTCGGCAACCTGCAGATGATCCTGTACGCGGCCGGTGCGCTGTCGGAGTACGGCGACATTGCCGACATCGCCCGCGTGCGCATGGTCATTCACCAGCCCCGCGTGCGCCAGGCGCCCAGCGAGTGGTCGATCGAGCTTGCCGAGTTGCACGAGCACCTGGCCGCGCTGCGCGAGTCCGCCAAGCGCTGCCAGCAGGCCAAGGCCGCACCGGTCGACCACGGCTGGTACAAGACCTGGCTCACGCCCGGCGAGTCGCAGTGCCGCTGGTGCCCGGCCAAAGCCATGTGCCCTGCGCTGCGTGATGAGGTGGCAAGCGTGATCTTCAGCTCGGTTCCAGCCAGCCCGGACGAGTTCGCTGACGCCGTTGTCATACCAGTCGACGCAGCCGCTGACCTGCCTGACCGCTCGCGGTGGTTGGCGTCGTGCATGAGCCGCGTCGACCTGATCGAGGACTGGTGCCGCAGCGTGCGCTCTGAGGTCGAGCGCCAGTTGCTGCGTGGCGACGCGGTGCCCGGCTTCAAGCTCGTGGCCGGTCGCAAGGGGCCCCGAGCTTGGAGCAGTCAGGACCAGGTTGAGGACTACCTGCGCAAGACCGTGCGCATGCCGATCGAGAAGATGTACGAGCAAAAGTTGATCAGCCCTGCAGTTGCCGAGAAGACGATCAAGAGCGAGCTCGGCGAGCGGCAGTGGTCAAAGCTCTGCGAGTTCATGGTCCAGTCCTCTGGCAAGCCCAGCGTGGCTGCAGCAAGTGATTCCCGCCCGGCGATCGCCAGCGTGGCTGCAGCAAGTGATTCCCGCCCGGCGATCGACATCGCGCCGACCGCGGCTGACTTCGATGTCGTCTAAACCTGGAGTTTCAATCATGCAATCCAAAGCTACCCCTGTCGGCCGCATCCTGATCCGCAACGCCCGCCTGGCGTTCCCCAACCTGTTCGAGGCCACGACCGTCGGCGGCGAGGGCAAGCCCTCGTTCTCCGCGAGCCTGATCATCCCGTCCGATCACGCGCAGGTCGCCGAGATCCGGCAGAAGATGCAGGCCGTTGCCAAGGACAAGTGGGGTGCGAAGGCCCCCGAGATCTACAAGGGCCTAGAGAAGTCCGACAAGCTGGCGCTGCACGACGGCGACACCAAGGGCTATGACGGGTTCTCGGGCAACCTCTTCATCAGCGCCCGTGCCCAGGAGGCCAGTCCGCCCTCGGTGGTCGACACCAACCCCCAGGTGAAGCTTCAGCCGGGCGACGGCAAGATCTACGCAGGTTGCTACGTCAATGCGTCGATCGAGTTCTGGGCTCAGGACAGCCAGTACGGCAAGCGGATCAACGCGAGCCTGCGTGGCGTGCAGTTCGCAGGTCACGGCGACAGCTTCGGCGGCAGCCGCCCGGCCGGTGCCGATGAGTTCGATGACATCTCGTCCGAAGTCGAGGTCGACGACTTCGTCTGATCAGCCGCGGGGCCCCACCTCCTTAAAGCCGTTGGCCACGGCTTACGGCTCAGGATGCTTCCCCTGCCGGTCCCGCATGATCTATGCCGGCAGGCTTGCACAAACCAGCGTGGGCTTAAACAGGTTGCTGGAATCCTGAGCAACGGCCAACTTCCCCTTGCGAGCAGATGAGTACTCTGATCTTCGACACCGAGGTGTTTCCCAACTACTTCCTGGCCGCGTTCCTGGACCTCGAGACAGGCCGCGTGGCCACCGTAGAGGTGGTCGAGGGTGACGAGCTCGACATCGGCAAGTTGCGCCGACTGATGACCAAGCACACGCTGGTCGGGTTCAACAGCGCGAGCTTCGACCTGCCAGTGTGTCGCATGGCCCTGGCCGGTGAGCCCCCGGCACGGATCAAGGCCGCGGCCAACTCGATCATCGGCCGCAACCTCACGCCTTGGCAGTTCGACAAGCAATGGCCCGTGGCCAAGCCCATCGCGGTCGATCACGTCGACCTGATCGAGGTGGCGCCAGGCATCGCGAGCTTGAAGATCTACGGCGGCCGGCTGCACTCGCGCAAGATGCAGGACCTGCCCTACGATCACATGGCGCACGTCGACGAGGCCCAGCGCGAGCAGTTGCGCGCCTACTGCGCGAACGACCTGGCGCTCACGGCCGACCTGTACAGATCGCTCAAGCCGCAGATCGAGCTGCGCGCCAGCATGGGCGAGCAGTACGGCATTGACCTGCGCAGCAAGTCCGATGCCCAGATCGCCGAGGCGGTGCTCACCCGCGAAGTGGAGGCCGAGCTCGGCCGACCGATCGAGCGGCCCGTGGTTGAGCCTGGGACCGTGGCCCGCTACCGCGTGCCCGAGTTCATCGCCTTCAAGACCGAGCCGCTGCAGGCCAAGCTCAAGGCGATCGCGGCCAGCGAGTTCGTGGTCCAGGCCAATGGCAGCGTGGCCGAGCCCCCTGCCCTGGCGGGTGCGACCGTGGCCATTGGCGCTGGCGTGTATCGATTGGGCATCGGCGGCCTGCATTCGAGCGAGACCCGAGCCGCGCACCGTGCGGACGATGAGCACGTGCTGATCGATCGGGATGTCGCAAGCTTCTATCCGGCCATCATCCTGCGTCTGGGCCTGTACCCCGAGCAGATGGGACCGACGTTCCTGCGGGTGTACCAGTCGATCGTCGACCGCAGGCTGGCGGCCAAGGCCGCGGGCGACAAGGTCACGGCCGACACGCTGAAGATCTGCGTCAATGGATCCTTCGGCAAGCTGGGCAGCAAGTACAGCAAGCTGTACAGCCCGGACCTGCTGATCCAGGTGACTGTGACCGGGCAGCTCGCACTGCTGATGCTGATCGAGGCGCTCGAGTGCGCAGGCATCCCCGTGGTGAGTGCAAACACCGACGGCATTGTGATCAAGGCCCATCGCGATGATCTCCAGAAACTTGACGCCATCGTCATCGACTGGGAAACCCGCACCGGGTTCAAAACCGAGGACACGCACTACGCGGCGCTCTACTCGCGAGACGTGAACAACTACGTGGCGCTCAAGCCTGGCGGCGGTGCGAAGCTGAAGGGCACCTACGCGATCGCAGGCCTGGCGAAGAACCCGGCCAACAGCGTGTGCGTGATGGCCGTGCTCAAGTACCTGGCCGATGGCACGCCGGTGCACGAAACGATCCGATCGTGCAAGGACATCCGGCAGTTCGTCACGATCCGCCAGGTGAAGGGCGGTGCGGTCAAGGACGGTGCGTATCTGGGCAAGGCCGTGCGCTGGTACTACTCGACCTCCACGAGCGGCACGATCCAGTACCAGACCAATGGCTATACCGTGGCGCGCTCCGACGGCGCCCGGCCGCTGATGGATCTGCCCGAAGAGTTCCCAGCCGATATCGACTTCGCCTGGTACGAGCGCGAGGCACTGTCGATTTTATGCGACATCGGCGCGTTCAACGATTTGATCTAAAATGTAGCACTTGCTACAGTGTTGATTCCAACTACACGGAGGTAGATGTGAAGACAGCAATCGAGATTGTGGTCATGGTGGCCATGGGCGTGGTTCTTGCCGCTATGCTCGCAGGCGTGGGGGTCTACCCATGGTAAAGCCCCAGTTCAACATCCTTGACCCGCGGTTCGTGTACGTGCCAGCGGCGCGCACCGACATCCGCGAAACCTTTGCGCGCATTCGCGCCCAGATGCAATGCGAGAGCGAGACATCGAGCGGACCTTCGTCGGCGCCATCCAAGCGCTCGGGGGCGAAGTCCGCAAAGTCCAGTGGATCGGCCGGCGTGGCGCGCCGGACCGCGTCGTGATGCTTGCCGGTCGCACCATCTGGGTCGAGCTCAAGCGCCCGGGAGAGGAGCTCACCTCCTGGCAAGAGCGCGAGCACGGCCGCATGCGGGCCATGGGCCAGCGCGTGCTGGTGATCGACAGTCTGCCCGGGGTCGAGCGCCTCGTAGCCGAGCTGCGCGATGCTTCGTGACTATCAGCGTTCAATCGTCGCCCACATCCTCGAGCGTGAGCGCTGCAACGTATGGAGTGGCATGGGTACGGGCAAGAGTTTGGCCACCCTCACCGCACTGGACGGCCTGGCCGCGCTCGAGGACCCCTTCCCTGCCCTGGTGCTCGCGCCCCTGCGCGTGGCCCAGAGCACCTGGCCGGACGAGGTGCGCAAGTGGCCGCATCTGCGGGGCCTGCGCATCGCGGCCGCGGTGGGCTCGCCTGCCGAGCGCGAGCGTGCGCTGCGTGGCCAGGACATCGTGACCGTCAACTACGAGAACGTGCCCTGGATCGTCGAGCACATGGGCGAGGACTGGCCGTTCAAGACCGTGATCGCTGACGAAGCAACCCGGCTCAAGGGCTTCAGGCTGCGCCAGGGTGGCGTGCGGGCGCAGGCCCTGGGCAAGGTGGCCCATAAGCGCGTGCGTCGCTGGGTGAACCTGACCGGCACGCCAGCGCCCAACGGGCTCATGGATCTGTGGGGTCAGCAATGGTTCATCGACAGCGGCCAGCGCCTCGGGCGATCGTTCCATGCGTTCCAGGCGCGCTGGTTCGCCATGCGCAAGCCGCACCCGAACGCCCAGTGGGGCGAGGTCGTGCCCCTGCCCCATGCCCAGCGCGAGATCGAGGACCTGCTGTCCGATGTCACGATCACGGTCAAGGCCGAGGACTACCTGGACCTGCCGCCGCTGATCGAGAACGTGATCCGCGTGGAGCTGCCGGCCAGGGCCAGGCGCCACTACCGCGAGCTCGAGCGCGAGATGTTCACGATGCTGGCGGGCCAGGAGGTCGAGGCCATGAGCGCTGCGGCGCTGTCGGTCAAGTGTCTGCAACTGGCCAACGGCGCGGCCTACGTGGCTGGCGGCGAGGCTTGGGAGGAAGTGCACGATGAGAAGCTTGCGGCTCTTCAGAGCGTTGTCCATGAGGCAGCGGGCGCGCCAGTCCTGGTGGCATACCACTTCAGATCAGACCTTGCCCGACTGCAGCGAGCCTTCCCTCAAGGGCGAGCGCTCGATGCCGACCCGGCCACCGTGCGCGAATGGAATGAAGGGCGAGTGCCTCTGCTGTTCGCCCACCCCGCCAGCGCCGGGCACGGACTGAACCTGCAGCACGGCGGAAACATCCTGGTGTTCTTCGGGCTGTGGTGGAACCTCGAAGAGCACGAACAGATCATCGAGCGGATTGGACCTACCCGGCAGGCTCAGGCTGGGTTCAATCGTCCGGTGTACGTGCACCGCATCGTCGCAGCGGAGACTGTCGACGAGCTGGTGCTTTCCAGACTCAAGAGCAAAGCCTCGGTTCAAGAGGTGCTTTTGCAAGCAATGAAAGGGACACGGTGAGGGACCCGATACACACAACAATTGCGACTGAACAGCTCAAAGAACTTCAGTACATGCACAGACTGGTCGCCAGCCTGCACGAGGCTTGGCTCGGCGATCCTTTCAGCGAGCCCGACGAGAAGCTCATCTTCTTGCGCCTGAAGCGACTGATGGACTGGGTCGGCCAGCCTGGTGAGGAGAGCGACGATGAGTGAGAAGTGGGCCGCCAAAATCTACAAGCGCTGCGAAAAGCAGTGCCACAAGTGCGACCAGTGTCGTGACTTCGAGAAGCTCATCGAGCAGATCGACGTTGAAGAACGCAGCGCACTCGATCGCCAGCGCGAAGCCGAGCGGGTCATCCGCGCAAGGGAGCAGGGATGAGCGGCTGCGAGCATTGCAATCACCCCCTATGGGCTGGCATTCGATGCGGCGTCTGTGGCCGGTGGGCCGAAGATCCAAAGGATTTACCGCAAGGCTACGAGCCGCACGAAATCCCGCCGGACTACACCGGCCCGTTGTTTCTTGAAAGCCAGATGCGAGCGGCAGTCGCAGCCGAGCGCGAGGCTATCTGCCAAGACCTTGCCGAGATGCACGTCTACGGAAGCGCCGAGAAAGCTGGCCTTCAACTAGCGATGCTCAGGGACTGCATCAGAACGATCCGCGAACGCTCATGCCCGCCCTGCAACAACAACTGCAACCAGGGGCGAGCCTGTCCGGCAAGATCGTATGCGAGCCAGGGCTGACGTGAGCGAGATCACCGCCGACCTGGTAGCCGCACTGCAAGACATCCGGCAATACATACCGCCAGAGGGCGATGACTCGCTGGCACACATCGAAACATTCTGCGCCGTTGCGCTGCGCGTCCTGCGCAAGACAAACCCGAGCAAGATCCGGGACGCCGCAATGGCTGAGGAAATCAAGGCCCGTATCGACGGGCGTGAGGTAATCGAATAATGGCAACCTGTAAAGAACGGATCCTCAAGAACCTGATTGCAGGCAAGACGATGACCATCAGCGACATGACCCGTACGCTCAACCATGGTCTGAGTACCGTTAAGTCGGCGCTGCTGGTCTTGAAGCGCGAGGGCTACATCAAGATCGTCGAGTACCGTCGCGCTTACAACACGACCACCCCGATGCACGTCTGGGGCTGGACGGGTAAGCAGGACGTATTTCCGGCCAGAAAGCCCAAGCCTCGCTCTAGCACCCGTCGCATCCCTGAGCTTCTGAGCCAGCGTGGTCAGATGACAATCACCCAGTTGGTCATCGAGTCGGGCTATTCTGAGACGATGACCCGTCGCGCTATACGAGAACTGCGCGATGAGGGTAAGGTGCGGATCGCAGACTGGCGAGCGCAGCGTGGTGCATCGACGGCGCTCTACGCTCTGTCGAACGGTGAGCCTGATGCGGTGCTGGTCAAGGGGCTGCTGAAGATCGAGCGGCGCAGGCAGGCTCTGGAAGATCCGCAGCGCATTGTGATCACCCCTCGCCGTGACCCGGCAGCCGCGTGGTTCTGATCATGGACGCGACCAATCCCCAGCACTACAGGAACGGCGAGGTCGAGTGCATCGACGCACTGAAGGCGGCCACGGTCAACAAGACCGGCATCGAGGCCGTGTGCACCGCGAACGTGATCAAGTACCTGTGGCGATACGAGGCCAAGGGTGGGCTCGAGGACATCCGCAAAGCCCGCTGGTACATCGACCGATTGATCCAGGAAAAGGAGGCCAAAGGTTGACAGCCTGGCTGGGGCCGGTGCATTCTGCACTGGCTTCTAGCACTTGCTAGTAACGCATTGGGCACGAGATCCCCCTAAGTGCCCTGAGCCCTTTAGCAAATTGGAAGGGCGCAATATGTATTATGCGCACTGGCGCATGACCTGGGGGTGTTGCAACTGCTAAAGGTTTGTTTAGCATGTCGGACACCAAGACCTGCACGCGCTGCCTCGTGACGCTACCGATCTTCGACTTCCCCTGGTGCAAAGACTCGCGACTGACGGCCGGCGGCCGCATCGGCTCGCAGTGCCGAGCTTGCGTAAGCGAACGGGCCAAGGCCTGGCAGAAGGACAATTACGCCCGGGCGCTGACCAATCAAAAGCGCTGGCGTGAGCAGAACCGCTCGCGCTGGAATCAATCCATGCGCAAGGTGGGTACCAAGTACCGGAAGGCGCGCCAGCGCAACACGCCCGAATGGGTCAACTGGGACGAGATCCGGGCGATCTATCGTCGGGCCAAGGAGCTGCGCGAGCTCGGCTTTGAGGTCGAGGTCGACCACATCCTGCCGCTGCGCGGTCACACCGTGAGCGGTCTGCACGTGCCGTGGAACCTGCAGATCATCCCGGCCAACGTCAACCGCAAGAAGCGCAACTTCATTACCCATGCTTGAAATCAACCGCCAACCGCTGCGCGAACTGGCCGCGGCCATCGAGCTCGTCGGCGAGCGACCCTTGCTGCGGGCGCTGGACATCCACGAGAAGACCCTCTACCGCTGGCGCACGGGGCGCTGCAAGATCCCCGGCCACCAGCGCCAGGTGATCCGCATGCTCTTGGGTGATCTGCCCGGTACCGACGGCCAGTGGCACGGCTGGAAGTTCCTGCGCGGGGAGCTGGTCTCGCCCGGGGGCGACAGCTACCGACCCGGCGACGTGCTGGCCGCCTCGGCCTTGACGATCTCGGCACGGCCGACGAACTCGGCGAGCTCACCCTTTTGTGCAAGCTCGAGCATCGCGAGCTTGGCCTGGTCGCGCTAGGTCGGATCCGGCCACAGCCGATCGATCAGCTTGCCACCGACGTTGAGCGCCGCGGTCAACGGATCCACGCTCATGCTGCCTCCATCAAATCCGCAATGCGTCGGGCCCAGCCCCTGGAAAAGCTCGGCCAGTTGTTGAGCCCCGACATGAACCGCAAGCGCTGGGCAAGGATCTTGGCCCGCAGGATCTTCTCGTCCACCGCGTAGGCTGCGCCCAGTGTCATGGGTCCGATGATCCCATCAGCCTGCACGCCCACGGCCCGCTGCAGCCACAGGATCGATTGCCGTGGGCCACTGTTCACAGCGCCATCGAAGACGACGTAGCGCACGCCCGGCGGCAGGTCATCGGCCGCGATCGGTTTCCAGTATCGCTCGAGGTAGATGCGCTTGGCCAGCTCCAGCGGCAGCTCGCGCATGTCGCCCCTGTAACCGACCTCGCGAGCGACCGCCTCGGTCACCCCGTAACGGGTCTTCCCTCCGGGATCATCCCCGTGGTCGCTGAAATCGCCCTCGTGCCCGAGGACCTTGGCCAGACACTGGTCGAAGTTCATCGCTTCGCCAAGAACTGAATGATCGTGAACGCAACGCCGACAGCGACCCAGACACCGATGCCCCGGTTGATCCACTGGTCGAGTTTCTTGTCGGTCTTCAAGTGCGCTGTCTCAATGCTGCCGGTCTTGATCTCCAGCCGACCGATCCGCTCACCCTGTGTGGACTCCCGCTCTTCGATCAGCACCAGGCGCATGACCGCGTCGGTCAATTTGTCGACCTTACTTTCGAGCCTGCGGAAATCGTCGTCTGTCGTCATGTCACTTGAGATCAAGAGGTTTGCTGGTGACCCAGCGCAGGAGCCAGAAGGCAACGCCGACGAGCGACAGCGCCAAGCCGGAATAGTCAGCAGGGATGACGGACTGCAGCAGGCCAGGAGCCAACTGCTCAAGGACTCCAATGACCGCGACGACAATGGCCGCGTTGCTGGTCTTGGAGTACAGGGAGCCTTTGAGTTTATTGAGCATGATGGTCAGCGGATGACGTGGGGCGCGGGGCGGGGCGTCATAACTTAAAACCCCACCGTAACCTTGGCGGCTATTTGAAGCCAGTCGCTGCCGTCGAAATAGTATTCAACAGTTGCTGCGAAGGCCAAGACAACGTCCGCACTGCCCATATTCTTCACGTTTGCATTGTGCTTGATGGTGATAGATGAGCTGTCGTAGTTGATTAACCGTAACTTTTGCCCGATAAAACCGTCTGCAATCGCAACAGTGAGGCTGGAAGTTACTGGAGCAGCCGCCCTAATAAGAACTAATGACAAACCAAAGTGCGGGATAGTGAAAGCGGCAGCCAAAGTAAATTGGTAGCGCCCTTCTCCAGAAAAATCTGACGATGTGAATGAGGATATGGTGCTTCTGAACTCATCATCCCATCTAACAACAGAGGACCCGCTGGCGATATTCAAAGTGCTGGTGAATCTGTTATCCAACAGCGTCGTGTTGAGACAGGTAGATGCGATATCTAGGTCTCTTCCGTTTGCCTGAAAATCGTTATGTTGAATTCGTACCGTGTCGTAAAACGTCGCATAAATTGCAGCGTATGTAGAACTTACTGAAGGACAGTTGTTGTAAAAAATATTGTCGGAAATGATGACATGCGTCTGCTCATAGCCTGTTTGACCAGTTATTCCGGCCAAGCGAACACCATTCTGAGTGTTAAATGAAATCGTGTTCCCGGTGACTGTGTAAAAACCGCCAAGCGCAATAAATACGCCATATGCAGAGTCGGATACTGTGTTCCCAGAAACAGTTGTATACGGTTGACTGTTGATCTTTATTCCGGCTACCTCATTATTAAAACAAGAGTTGCCAGAAACGGTCATGCGTCCAAAATCAAAGCGGCGGCCATCTTGCGTTACAACATCCAACAATATTCCGGCATCGTAGTTGTTAGTGCATACGTTTCCGCTGATCGTGCCGTTGTAACAACCCTCGCTGATGCAAATACCATTGCCGATGCTTGTGTTTTGCCGGTTGTCGTAGCAGTTGTTTCCGGTAATCGTGAAATCGTTCACTGCAATCAGCGTGATACCGGAAACCCCGTTGGCATGGCAGTTGTTGTTTGATATGACGACGTTGGTAATGTTCTTGTAGTTGGCAGCAAGCAGCCCTGTCTTTCCATAAACAACAATTCCTTTGCCGTCACATGACGCTGTGCCGTCACTCACGACATTTTGCACAAAGTTGTCCGTTATTTTTATTGCAGAAGAAGTGTCAGAGGTTGACCCTAAAGTGAACAAAATGCCGGTGAACAAACCGTTCTTGATGGTGTTTTCAGTAACGGATACATGGTTTGCGTTGGTGGCGCAAATTCCGTAAGTTGAATTTGTTATCGTATTTCCAACGATGTTCGTGTAGTTGGCGCCGTTAAAATAAATGGCAAACACGCTTCCCGTTTGGTTTTGGCGATTTGCGTCTATGTTGAAACCGCGAACTGTTGCTCCAGTAACCGAAGCTCCAGATATGAAGTTTCCACCGGCCCCAAATGTGGAGTTCTTCAATTTAAGCGTTGGGTTTCCGATGCCCTGAAAAGTTACGCCAGATGGAACAGTGATCGCTCCCGATAGATAGACGCCATCCGGTACGTTTACTGTTGCCGCACCCGATGCCAACGCCGCTTGTATTGCAGCGGTATCGTCAGCAACACCATTACCAACAGCACCAAAATCCTTGACGCTCACCGTATCGCGCAACTTGGCCTGAATCGTGCGCGTGACTGCGCCGGTGCCTGCTTGGAGGAACGACACGCCGAGCGCTGTGTTTACTGCGATGTTGGTTGCCGGGCCAATTTGAACTTCGATATTGTTGGTGCCAACGGGAGGCGCTGAAGTGAAAGTCAGCGTGGTCCCCGAAACGGAGTACTCAGTTTTTTGCTGATACACGCCGCTGATGAACACCAGCGTGTTTTCGTCAGCCCCTGGCGACGACGGCAAAGTGAAAGCAACGGTCGCCCCGTCACCACTAAAATTTACGACGGTCGGTGTAACCGCGGCCACCGTGCTGGTGACGAACGCGGCCTGCGCGTTAGCCACGGACTCCGACGCAGCCGCAGCCGTTTCTGATGCGGCTGCTGCAGCGGCGGCTGCAATCGCCGAGGTTGAGGCGTTTTGTACGGCGTCGATGTCAAAAGTAGTCGAGACTGGCTTGCCGGTCAGATCGAATGACAAATAGCGGTTGGCTCGGACGGCCGCCGTTGGCAGAGTCATGTCAACGCCGACATCAGAAACCGGAGCTACAATCGCCCGGTCCATGCGCTCGTCGAGCTGCTGGATCTGCATGACCGCACGGTCGAGCTCGTTCTCAAGCGCCAGCGGGCTGAAGTTGCCGCCGCTGGGCAAGTCGAGCGGCTGGTCATAGGGCAAGATGCCGACGATCGAAAGCTTTGAGCCCACGGCCAATGGCGAGCCCGACAGCGGGAACGTGATCGTGCCGCCCGGGGAGGTTTCCTGGTTGGGGTTCAGCGTGACGCTGTAGTCGGTGCCCAGCACGCGCACCGTCTCGATGCCCTCGGCATTGGCCGTGGTGACCTGGATGTCGCTGGCCGAGAATACTTTGAACGTGAACGCGAACGAGGTCGCCGATCCGTTGCCATTGAACGGCCCAGCCTTGCGCTGGGTGGACGGGACGGTCATGCAATGCGCTCCTGAAAAGGATGCCAGATTATCGACCGCGCCCCAGCAGTCACGGACACCTTACCGAGACTCGGGGCTGGCCACTCCAGTGATCAGGCCGCGCACGAAATCGCCCGGTCCCGTCGGTTGAATGTCACCGCTCGCCACCCCTGCGGCATAGCCAATCGGTCGGACAATGCCCGAGGCCGGCAGGCCCGTGGCGATCGACACCAGGCTGGCCACATCGCGCACGGCCTTTTGCGCATTGCCATCGTCAACGATCGCTTTGTAGACCGACACCGGTGCACCGACCGCGCCCTCGAGCAGGCTCACCGCCGGGCTCAGGCTCACGCGATCGTCGGCCGGGTTGTCGTTCAGTCGATTGATACCGGCATTGAGCACCTGGCCCACGAACGGAACCTGGGCCAGCATGCCCTTGATCGTGCCCATGCCGAGCACGGCCGCGAGCCAGTCGTCGAGGTAGCCATCGCCCTCCTCGTCCTCGGGCCCGCCGCGCATGGCAATCGCAATGGCCTCGGCCACCCAGATGGGAACCAAGAATCCCATGGTCACCACATACAGGGCCTTGCCCGCGCCCTTCTTCAGACCCACGTCCTGAGCGATCTTCTTGAGCTCAGTGCCGTTCGTGTTGGCCATCATGTTGAAGTAGCTCACGAACTGGGTGAACAGGCGCGCATACGCGGGACCGGTCTCGATGCGGCTCACGTCCTCAGGCAGCGTCGAGCCCTGGGTCTGGCGCACCACGCCATCGGCAAACCGAATGGCCATGCGCTCCTCCATCCCCTGCTCGATCGCCTGGTTGTAGGCGCCCGTCCAGACGATCGGCGAGAACACGTTGTCCACCGCCGTCTGCAGGAAGTAGGCGTGCTTGGCCGTCCAGGCCTGCGCCCGCTCGTACAGGCTCGGGTCGAGCAGGATCTTGTCCATGGCATCGCTCATGGCCGCCGACTCGTTGCTGGCCCGATCGGCCATGTACGCGCTCTTCTCCCACACGGCCTCGAGCATCTTGCCGCGATGGCGGATAAACGCCGCATTGGCGCGGGCTAGGTGCGAAGGCTTGACCTTCACCGCTGCCGAGGCAAAGCCCGTGATCTGCTGCAGGGTGTTGCTCACGTTGCCGAACATCAGTGCGGCCCCGGCCCGACCGCGGATGGCACTGGCCACCCGGGCAATGCGACCGTCGCCGATGATCGGAGTCTCGACCACCTGGCGGGAGCTGCGGTTCAACCACGGGCGCAGCATGCCGCTGATCGTGGCCGGCTGGATCCGACCCAAGGGCTGGGAGACCGCAGGGCGCTGCAGCAGTCGTGCCACGCCGCGCACGGCGGGCTCCATGTGCGAGAACAGCAGCACCTTATCGATGTGCTGGGGCAGCGTGCGCAGGTCCAGGATCAGCGGACGGTTGTATTCCGTGCGGCTCTTGGTAAAGCCGCGGTTGGTCTGCGGGAACGCATAGGCCATGCTCGCGTTCTCGCCTTCCAGCAGGTCGCGCAGCTCGGCGTCCTGCACGATGCGCGGGTCCGCTTGCGCGGGCACGTAGCCGCCGCGGTAGCTGCCGAAGGGCGTGTCAAAGGATTGCGCCGTGACCTCGTTGAAATAGCGACCGAATACGTCCCGGTGCGTCTTCTGCGCCAGGGGCTTGGTCTGCTCCATCAGGTCCCAGACGCCTTGCGCGAAGTCGTAGTGCGCCTTGGTCAGGATGCCCTGGTCGATCATGCGCTGAGTGAATGCATCCCAGCGGCTGGTGTCGAGCGTGCCGTCGGCATTCTCCGTGGCCCAGCCGCGGCCGAGCAGGAGCTTGCGCTTGTTGCTGTCGTTGCCCGTGTGCAGGATCGCGTGCACCAGCTCGGCCTGGCCGATGCCGTTGTGCCCGCGGCCGAACGTATAGCCGAGCTCGGGCGCTTCGATCTTGCCTGGGCGCAGGCTCGGGGCCACTTCATCAAGCAGCGCCTGGAACTTGCGACGGTACTCCAGCCGATCGGTTCGGTAGCGATCGGCCGCGTCCTTGACGGGCTGGAACACGAACCGCAGGAACGGCCCGCCGAACTTGCCATCGATCGCCTCGGCCCACTGCTCCACGCGACGGGTCAGTGCGCCAGCGAACTGCAG